CGGTAGTAATGGGTACTATAGTGGCATGTAAATGCGGTGTTGATTCATCTAAGTGAAGTACCGCGGATACAACATTATCCTTACCATAGGTTCTATTTAGCCACTCAATATTGTCATTGCACCAATCTTCAAGCCGGCCGGCCGATTCTATTTCCTTCATTTTATCAGGACTACCGGTAAGTAAAATTCTAATCGCTCGAACCTGAGTCTTTGATATCTTTCTGGAAATACCTGCATTATCTATTCTGTGTTGAATTGCTTGTGAGCGACTCGCGACCCCTTCAGGGAACATTATAAGTTCTTTGTTTAGATGAGTGCGTAGAGGGTCGGCATTCGCAGGTGATATAGTTCTTTCAATATGCATTGACATTCCAGTATCAGCCCCGGAGGCTTTTTCTAAGTGGAGAACAGCGTAGGCCATATTGTTTTTTTAGCTTGGTTTTTGTATTTATAAAATCGTAGATTTGTCTTGGGTTTCCAAAGGGGTATTCCCCTTGGCTTAGTGGGCATTTTTAGTGTAGTGCAACGTAGCGTAAAGAAAATGCCCTAATAAGCTATGGCATTATTTATAATGCTCTTACTTATGCTCATTGTTATATTTTTTTGGTTGTAAATTTGTTGTGTTCCCCTAATTTAGATTATTGTTCATTATTATTTCAATCGCTATATTGAATTTTTTATCCAAGTAATTCAATTGCTAGCTGAGCATCTATGACGATTATTTTACCTACTTCTGTTATAGCATTGTCTATTTTACCACTTTTTATAATGTCAAAAGCCGTAATCATACTACAACCTACGAGTTTAGAGATTCCAAAAACTCCAAAAACATATCTTTTGGAGGTTTCATATTTGGTAGAACTGTGGGAATCTTCATTATTTATGTTACGTTGAAGAAACAAAAACTCCTCCCCTGTCATTTGCCAAAGTGGCATTTGCTTTAATTCATCAATATTCATTTATTCCAGTATTACGATTAATCAATAGCCTTGTACCATGGCTTTATTAATGTTCGAACGCTGCAAAAATAGGTTGGAATGAACCTGGTTAGTAGATGGAAATTTTCAAAACAAAAAAGTTCTATTTCTATGATAATCACAGAAATAGAACTTGCTAAAGATTTAAAAACATGGTTTTAAATTGGTAAGAGATGGTAAATAGAACTATATGACATAGTTTTTAAACATTTCATTTACATTTTCTGAAAAGAACTTATCTGCATCTGTCGCATTTTTACTTTCAACATCCCTATATCTTGAATAATAATTAGATTCGTCTTTATCAAGCTTATGGAGTATTACACTAATCCAATTATTCCTCACCTCTTTGTCTTTAATACAACTTGAAAATTTATGTAGAACATAATAAGCTCTTTTTATTGAGGATTTTTCAATTTTCAAATTCGAATTTAATTGCATTAGATTTATAGATTTGTAGAATTCTAATTCTGTCATACTTTCAAAAATAACCCCATTACCTAGTTTATACACTTCGAAAACTATACCCATTGAAAAATACGGAGCTAAAGCTGAGTTATCAATGAATGACTTATACCTCTCATCTGATTTAAAATTATTGTTTATCTCATTCAATAGGTATTTACAGAAAACATAAATCTCAAAATGATAGTCATTTAATATAAATCCATACTGACTATAAAATGTTGATTTATAATAAGCATCTCTACCTGGCATCTCCATGTCCATACCTAAATAATTTTTCAGCATTACATTTGTTTCTGAATAGTATTCAGGGTGCCTTGATCTGTACGTATCCAGCATAAGTTGTTCTCGGTTATACTGCCTAAAGAATTTTTTATGTTTTTCATATAGTTGTACAATTTCAGTTGCAGTATCTTTAAGTCCTGTCAAAATTTCAACCCTCTCAGCACCTAAAACTTCTGGTGGATATTCTTCAATTATTTTCCACTCTGCAATACATCTCTCATATGCAGCACGAAAAATGTCTTGGGAGTCAAAATCAAAGTTAGTTCCTTCAGTGTTCAATTCTTTTACCCAATACTGTTTAATGTCAATTAGAATAAAATCTAACATTGACTGTACAATTTCTTTTCTCATTTTATTTATAGTTAATAATTAATAATCTGCAAATGTAATAAATGCAAAAAAAACAGCCGCAATAATTTTACATTACTGCGGCTGTTTTTAATAATCTTATAGAATAAAAATACTTATTAAACTTACACCGGCAAAGCATTGCTTATTTCAGGTGCATTTCGTTTATAGAATTTCATTCATTTGCTTCTTGGGTATCTATCTGTACCGTTTCTTCTTTGGTAGGTAATGGTTTGCCAACTCTTGGAACTCGCTTTGGTTTCGGAATAGTACCAGTTTTCCTAATTTCAAGACTAGTAGTATATGCAGATCCACCTGATATTTTATGGGTACTGGTTACTATATGGTATTTCCCGCTAGCTAAGCCGAATCCGGTTAGATCAAAGTTCACACCGGCAACTAATAATGGATCACCTTGAAATTCATCTAGCGTACCACTCTCTTTGAATTTATTTTTATTCCAAAGCCCGGCTTTTACTTTCGCCTCTGCTGTATGTACATTATTAGCTTTACCGCTCAATATGTGAATGTCAAGCACATCATTATTCAAGATATCAGTCACTTCACTCTTTATTACTTTCCCTTTCTTTGGGTCCCGCCTTGAAAATGAAGCCGCAGCATAGGTATCATAGGTTTTATTAGTCATTGAATAATTTCCAATATCTGTCTTATCAATTTCCATTACACTTGGTGCATTATCAAGTGTATAATAATCAATAAAGACAAGATTATTACCTTTAACTGAAAACAGGAACCCATATTCTTTAGCTAACTCTGATAAAAATGATAAATCAGTTTTATTCTCTTGTGTTTTTCGGTCAATATTTATGGCCGATAACTTGATACTGGAATTATCAACCAATTTAAAGCCATGTTTATTGCAGAAGAATATTGCAACTTGCTTCAAAGTCATTTTTTCAAATGCTTTATTATTTCTTGTCCGCAACGCTTTATTTATTCCTGTAGAAATTGTCTTCATTTCTATTATATCAGGCATCCCTGATAAAGTAATTTCATCTACTTGGAAAATACCACAGTCAATCAATTGATCACCATACCCAATAAATGCTTGAATTGTATCACCCTCTACCGGGTACCATTCTTCACTCCACACACCTGAAGTATTATCAAAAGTCAATGTACATTCATCGCTTGCACCCTCTTCGTGATCTGTATACGTTATGGACGATAGATATTTATCCACTGTTTTTGCAATATCCTTGTTATTCCAAATTACTTTAACGACTGTTTTTTTTGCAATTTCTTCCATCATATTTTACATTTAAGTGTTTTTAATCTAAATCTTTAGTAATCCCCTTTATTGTTTCTGAAATTTCACTATAAAACCATTGGTGTCTATTTGCAACGATTGTTATTCGCAAAACATTATCTAAAAGGGAACATATCTTATCTTCAAAAGGATCATCGCGAAACTTCACTTTAATTCTATTTATTTCGTTGATAATATCCCTTCCATTAAAAAGAGCAAACTCCGATAATTCTTCTAACCCATCACAAATAATATTCTTTATATTCACTGTTGCTGTCTCTTTATTTCCATATGAACTTCCCAATACAACAGCCCCAATACCGCTAAAAGCCTCAACAAGATTTCCTTTTAATACATTTGACTCCATAATATTTCCTTTGATTAATGTGTGTTATTTTTTTACTTTCATTTTCCAAAATGGATACTGTATTTCAGCAGCCATCAAATCGCACTCTGATACTTTATATTCGCGAACAGTTTGTTTACCGTTCCACCTCTCATACACTTTTATAAGTCCGTCCTTTGACCACTGTGTAATATTTCTCTGCCTGTAATGCTCAAAAGCTGCATTTTCAGAGATAAAAAGCGTTTTGGGTCTATTCATAATTGACTCCAAATAAATTGCTGTTTTGCGAGCTATTATATCAGCTTCGCGTGCTAGTAATCCGTCCATATTTAATTATTTATTATTGAAAGTTTCTGTTTCGACCAAAACTGTATGAATTTTGCTTCACCACAATTCGACTTATATCGAAGTGCTATAGTAGAATATTTCTCTGCTATTTGGTAATCTTTAATAATATAAAACCATACTCTTGCCATTTGCAAATATGCACTATATGAAATTTCATCAAGATTCATTATTGTTTCTGTTTCCTGGCAGTTAGCGTCTATATTTCTTATTCCCATATTCAAACATTAATTATATTGTTATACATTATTATTATGGCACAAATATACTGCTATATAATATATAAACAGAGACTAATAAGTTAATAATTATCACTACATGATATATTTAACAACAAGTTATACTGCTGTAATGTATATAGCATTATCTTTGCTATAAATTAATATAATATAAATATGGAAAACAGAATTAAAGAAGTCCTAAAAAACAAGGGAATAAGCGTTGGGAGCTTAGCCGAAAAGGTGGGGATTACGCAGCCAAATATGTCAAATATAATAAATGGAAAAAATAATCCGGCGATTGAAACACTCGAGAAAATTGCATTAGCATTAGAAGTATCAATCTCTGAACTATTGGAAACAAAAACAGAGCTGTATGGTGTTGTATTATGGAAGAATAAGGCTTACCGGATAGATAACGAAATGGCATTAAAGCAATTGTACAATGATTATTTCGCAGAGAAACAATGATTCAAAGTATCATTGTTTCTCTGTTCAACATTAACCACCCAATTTAAAATCATTTATTATAAGAAACCCTTAGATCATTCTTAAATGACCCTTTTACAATATTTGTAATCTCATCCTTATGTTTCTGAAGCATTTTTTTAAAGCTATCAACGTCTCCACTATTTCCACCATTTATATTTACATTATATGTATAATTTAAAGCTGGAGAATTTTGTGTGTTCTTTGTTGTAGATATTTTATTATCAATCTTTGATTGATTACTTGAATAAATACTTTCAACCTTGGATTTATTTTTAACTTGTATAGCAGCTTTTTCATTATTATGTATACCTGATTTTTCAGCAGCTAGTATTTTAGAATAGGTAGGCTGAATTGATTGAACCAACGTTACACTTTTACGCATTGCATTCATTTTAGCATCATAACCACTCAATGCTTTTACTCCTTTTAATGCTTCGCTACCTGCTGCTGAAAACTTTCCTTTAAAGAGTAATCCTATTGCTCGACCCAAAGACCCCAAACCAGTTATAATACCTTTTATCCTATCAACTACATAATCTTTCAAAATTCCACCAAATCCTTTTACAACTTCCCAGATAGTTTTAATTACAGCTCTGAAAGTTTCAAACTTTTTCCAACATACTGCTAAAACGGCAACTAATGTACCTATTGCCAAAACGATCCATCCAATTGGACTAGCTATAAATGCCGCATTCCATAACCATTGGGCTGCTGTTACAATTCCAGTCCAAACAGACGAAATTTTCTGCGCAGCTATCATTTTATAATAACCAGAAGTAACTCCCCACATAACCAATTTAATGGCTTTAAAAACAGACACCACAGTTTGAACAGTTTTACTAATAACTACTACAGTTTTTATTGCAGTACCAATTCCCCAAATAGCTCCACCAACTATAGCTGCTATTTTAGCCCAATGCAATAATTGAGAAACTAAATCTCTATTGTTTGTTATCCAATCTGTAACATTATTTACAATCTCTAGAACTTTATCTGCTAAACGAGTAAATGCCGGCATCACGGCCAAGGCAATTTTATTTTTTGTGCCTTCCATCTTATCCGTCATTTCACGCAACTTTTTATTAAATTCAGCTGCTTTAGCTATACCTTCGTCATCGATCATTTCACCGTTCTTTTTCATTTCATCGGTTAATTCTGCTATTGACTTACTGCCTTTATTCAGCATAGGTATCATATCCTTACCACTTTTCCCAAACAGCAACATTGCCAAAGCTGTTTTTTTGGGACCATCAGCTGCTGACTTAAATTTATCGGATATTTCTTTTAATACCTGGGTAGTAGGCTTTAATTTTCCAGTACTATCTTTTGCACTTATTCCAGCAGCTTTAAATATTGCTATTGACGATTTTTGACCCATTGCGGCCGTCACCATTGTTTTTGACAACTTTGCTACTCCTGATTCAAATCTATCACTTTCCATTCCAGCCCTTGAAGCTGCTTTTGCCCATACTTGGAACCCTTCATTCGACATTCCAATTTTTTGGCTTGATCGCGCAATCTCTTTAGCGTGAGTAGCTGTTGTTTTTGTCATTGCAAACAGAGAAGTTGCTACCGCAACACCTGATCCAATAACAGACATACCTATTTTTTGTAGGTTGCCGCCCATTTTGTCATATTTTTTTTGGAAATTACTCATTGATTTAAGTGATTTCCCCATTGCCCGGTCAACAACCATAGAAATTTTATCTGTCGCAGATAAAATAAGCCCTAATTTCATTGGTGATTCAGCCATATAATTTGATAGTTAGTTCATTAATTGAAGTCTTACAAAAATAAACTACATAAGTTTCAACTATTAAAATTATATACGTCAATCCTGTTTCTGTTTCGCCTTTGTTTATTTGGGCTCCTACCCAGGGTATATGCTAGGTTATGAATCCACGAAAAAAGCCTTACATTACTGCAAGGCTCTTATAAGTTTGTTACCGCAACAGGCTTTACTGCTTCCAGTTCCAATTCATACAGTTTGTATGCGCTTTCAAGGTATTCTGTAAACCTATCCACATACATGTTTTCTACTTCTGCTATCCCCGACGCTGTATAGTGTGCCAAAAACACAATATCTTCAGTCGGGATTATACGTTTTTTAATTCGTCCTCATCAATAAATAACGAAGATAACAACTCTAAATCATCATCATACAAATCGAGTATATCTTCCAACACTACATTTTTGCCGTTAAATTGTACTTTAGTAGCAAACTGGGCGTATGTAGTTAAATACTCTTTACCCTTTGGCTGATTACCTGCATTTGCTAAATCGCGAACTGTAGCACGTTTCTTAGTTGCTACTACTCCATTACTAAGCGTTACCGATTCCGGTAATGCCTTTTCTTCTTTTTCTAACATGTTGTCAATATTAAATGTGAATACTTATAAATTTTAATAACTCCTGATACAAATCAAAGAAATTCATTTCTTATATGTAAAATATGAACTCTTACAAAAATAAAATACATAATCTCCAATAGTGAAAAATAAGTACGTTTAACCAGTTTCAATCTCAAATACAAATCCCATTATTTTCAAAGAATATTACTTTTCAGCAATTATTATGTAGGTTTTGGGATTATTGAAAATTCATCATACACCCCAGTTTTAATAGTAAATATGAACTTATGCGTATGTAAATAAAAAAAAATAAAAGTGCGTACATAAATGCGTACATGTAATTAATCATATACGCATTTTCGCGCGCGCGACTTAATTGTGAAAATACAACAAAAAAAAATCAAGTGCGTACATAAAAAAAAACATGTAACTAGATCGAAAACGGGAGTGTAGCCCACTGCTTTCAATAAAGGCTCACAGTACCTTTTGTTAACAACAACAATTGTTCATAGGTCAAGATATACATATTCTTACTTTAATCCCCTCAATCTTTTAGTCTTAATCATGAATCGTTGCAAATCAATTATTTTAGTATTTTGATTTATTTGATCCGTTGTAAATCCTTTCCTTCTTAACTTTTTCTTTACGTAGTTATCTTTTAGTAATTTCGTTTCATTGATGTTCTGAGTCCTTCGCTTCTCAGTATAGCCTTCATAACCTTTGTAATTGAGTTTGTTATATTGCCGTTCCTTCTCCTTCTTCTCTTCAACCGTTAATCTTACAATTGGGTGTTCAATCCTATAGGCTATTAGTTCATTCACCCTTCGTTCATTCACCCTCTTTCTTTGAGCATAAACTTTATCAGGATTATTATTCTTCCACTCCTTTTGTTTGTCAGCATCTCTTTCTCTGTTTCTCTCTCTATAGAGCTTCTCCCGTTCGGCAATTTTAGCCTTATTTTTAATCCGATATTGTTGTTCATACAATTTCCGTTTGCTTTTGTCTTTATATGGCATGGTAGTATTATTTAGTTAACTTATTTATTTCATTTTGAAGCAATGCACGCAGCCTCGGTGGAAGGTTTGTTTTTACATATGTAACTGTTCGCTTCTGAATATCTTTATTGCTTACCATTGTCATTGGGGACGGTCCTCTCATTTCTGTTATACGTGCCTTACCCTTTTCAGTTTTCACTTTATCATTAATAAAAGTTTTACCTTTATACAAACCCTGAGCATAAATCCCTTTATGTCCACTTGCCATAGTAGCAATGAATGCATGTTTAAGAAGCTGATTTCGCCCACGTTTAATTTCAATAGTAACTCCGCCGGTACGTTTCTTCGGTGATTTGCTTTTGTTATTGTCTTTATTCTTAAACCCAACCATTGGCACCGGTTTATAAGAATAACTAACTGCTGCATACAATCCTTCAACTGTACCACTTGCTGGCTTAAGAGTCGCCATACGATTAAGATATTTATTGTTAATCGTATATTCTTTTTTTACATCTTTCTTGACTTGGGAGATCACTCTTCTAGCTGTTATGTTTAGAGATAACGCAGTGGTTTTCAATATCACTTTTTTCGACAGTTTATTTGCAAATTCTTGCTGTATTGACTTAAGTGATTTCTTACCTTCGATTGTCATACTAAATTTCATTTTTACTCCTTTCTAATAATTATGTTAATTATGGTTCGACTTATCTAAAAGTACATTATTTATCTCCTCGTTTTGATACCATTCGTATATTTTCGTTATAACATCCAATTGCTCTATTGTCAAAGATTTTAAGTTTAGCTTACCGTTAATAATCTCGATTTCTATAACTTTTCCAGATGTACATCTAACTGCTGTTATTATCAAATTACCAGCATCATTCACTTTGTATGTTATATCATAAGTTGGGACCATTCTGCTGCATATTTTTTGTAAATTTCTCAAGTTATATCATCTTCATATTTTAAAACGGATCATCATCAGTTGACGAACTATTATTTAAAGGAATAGCGTTAATATTTTCAATCGGAGAAAAGAGTGTTATCTCTTTTTTGAAGGAACATATAAACCTAAGTAACCCTATTGACCGACCTTTAGCAATGTCTATCATTGCTGTACCACTTGTATCTATGTGTGAGAATGGTTCAGGATAATTCCGACCATATACTTCTGGCCGATAAACAAACATGACAATATCGGCAGCCTCAGCTATCTGTCCAGAATCACGTAACCGATTAAGGTTGGGTACCGGGTTTTGAGAATCTCTGTTTAACTGCGACAATGCAATTATCCAAATATCCAGTTCTTTTGCCAGGTTCTTCAATCTACGTGCAACGTCAGCCATTTGTTGCTCCTTATTTACACCTTTCATGTTGACGTTTAATATCTGTAAGTAATCAACAATTGCCCCATCGATATCTTTCTTAATTTTCATTGTCCGGATAGATGCAATAATTGCGTCGATATTCGAAGTACTTCTTTCATCAAAATATATTTCTGACTTACAAACCCTAGTTAGATTTTTATCAATGACTTCGATTCGCTGAGAATCTAGCTTAGAGTATAGTATTTGATTTGACGGGATATGTGTCTCCATTGATATTAATCGAGCCGCTAACTGCACATTACGCATTTCTAAAGAATAAATAGCCATACGACTGCCGGCTTGACCCATATTTCTGACAAGAGATAACATCAGAGCGGTTTTCCCCTGACTGGACTCCCCAGCTATAATAATGAGGTCAGACTTTTGAAAGCCGCCTGAAATTTGATTCAATTCTCGAAATCCGGTATCGCTTCCCGTTAAGGTACCGCAACTACTTAAATTTAAATCTATCTGCTTATAAACATCGTCAGCCACATCTGATAAACTTTTGAGGGCGTTTTGAGGTATATCATATGTTTTTTCTAATAATTCTCGGGCACGTTCAATAACTTCAGTTATATCTTCGTCTTCATTGAAACAACTGTTAGAAACATACGAACCAATTTCAAAAAACTTCCTACGGATGCACTTGTCAAAAAGAACCGCGGCATGTTGGTACACGTCATAGGTAGAATAAAGGCTCATTTTAGTGAGTTCGTAGGCATCTGCATTAGCATTAGCTTTCCTCATTTCATTTAGAACCATCATTGAATCAGGGCGATCTCCACGTTCTGCAATAGATTTAATTGCTAAGAATATTTCTTTATGAAAGTCGTTGTAAAAACAATCAACAGTAAGTAAATCTTTTACTTCTGAATATGAATTGCGTTCATTCATAAGGGTACCTATAACAAGCAATTCGGACTCTTTAGCGTATGGGAGCTGTCGGTCAGCTATATTAGATTTTTGTGCCATTATTTTTGAGCCAATTAAGAGTTGTTCTATAAACAGATGTATATTTTTTTGTCAAGTCTTTTTTGTTGTTCATTTGTTCTAAGATATCCCAAATCTGTGTCTTTGAATAGATTCCGATAAGTTTTTCAAAATCAACAAATGTCAATTGCTGATCGAGTTTTGCAACATTTGGACAGTCTTTTCTAATTCGAATATTTAATTTTTCGAAATTTATTTGATTTTGTGATTTCTCTTTGCAAACATCATCAGTAACAGAAACATCATCAGATACAGTATCAGAAACAGTATCGGCTTTTTTGGGTTCTTGGGTTTCCTCTTGGGTTTCCAAATAACCAACTGGGATATTTGGGTTATCTTTAGAGGGTCGACCTCCCTTTTGTCCGTTCAACCGATTTCGTTGTACTACGTTTTGATACTTGATTTTATCTCGATCAAATTGCTGGCGTATTGTTGCCCATATTATTTTAACCGCAACAGATGATATTTCAGAAACAACACCACTCGAATTATACTCAAATATCAAATCCAACAATAATGATTTATCTTCGCAAGACAACAGCTGGATTGGTTCATAGAATGAATTGTAAAGGACGAAACTATCTTTCATAAGAATGTATCCTTTCTATGAAAAATATTTTGTTTATTGGGGTTCGTTCCACTAAAGCCTAAATTATTGTAGACATGTTCCATTACTACTACGCCAAAATTCAGAAACTTTCCTATGATTACCGCAGCATTAATATCAAAATTGACATTAATTTGCTCAATAGTAATGACATGACTCATTAATATTTGGGTAAGCATATCAATTTTAATGATTTTTTGATTACATTTGCACCGTACTAGTTTGATAGATGTCTCCGGTTCGCTTCTCGCAAAAGCTCCGGAGGCTTTTTTTGGGTTATCCATAATTATCTCCTTCCTCCATTCTTTTGCCCAGCTAAAGATAACGCTAAATCTTTGTCAATTACAATCTTCCTACCTACTTGAGTAATGGCTTTATCAATCTTACCTGAAGATTTAATTTTATGTGCAGTGGCATAGCAACAGTTAAATATACTTTGAATACCTTTTATCCCATATTCATAGTTCTTATCTTGATTGCTTGTAACTGGAGGCTTTTGAATAGTAGTATTTTCCAATCCTTTTAATCTTTCATATTCTCTAACTGGAATAATTACACTAGGCTCTAAATTATTAATTTGATTATACATAAATGTGTTATTTTGTTTAGTTATACGGAGTGCCCTCCTAGTAAAGTAATTAATTACAGTGCAAATATAGGTAACAAAATATATTATAATCTACTTATTATCTGCAATTTACCCGACTAAATAAAGGTCGGAAAGGTCGGGTAAATAACAAAATACCCCGATAACATTAAGCTATCGGGGTAGGTCGGGTAGGTCGGGTAGTTTTTAAATCAACTCATCAATTTCTGCAAAGTAATTCGAAAATTCTCCCTTTTTGGGTTTAGCAAGTTTTATTGGATTACCCATTAAATCTATAAAAACAGTATCTATGATTTTTTGTGAAGGTACAACTGTTAGAAGTTTTGATAAGAATTCTCTAAATGCCGTTTTATGCGGTTGACCTTGCCTATTAAGTACCAACCATTTTATTTTTTGAGGATTACTACACTTTGCTTCTCCAATCCAATGCAATAAACTGTTAGTGTCACATTGGATATAATGTTCTAACTTTGGATATAATGCAAAAATTTGCTCAAAATTATATTTTAATGAAAGTATTTTAAACGATTCTGATTCTTCGTCTCCGTTCATCAACCATACATAATATAAAAAGTGGGCCATACCATCAGTTACTTCATCAATAATTTGCTTTGACAAGTTTTCAAAATAATTGGTGGAAAACTCTACATCCTTATATTTTTCTTGAACTTTACTTATTATCCGCTCATGTTTTTTATATGCAGCATTTGAATATCCATAATATCCGGCCACTGCTTTATCCCAACCTTCTTTAAAAAATGGAAATAAATCAATTGAATCATCCCATAGAATTTGTAAACCTTTACCATCTCTCGTTAATTCAAGTTTACGTATTTCTGTTTCTTTGAATATTTTCTTACTCGGTACTCTACTCTCCAATAACTTATATCGTTCAATACTGGACATATAACGCAAATACACATCCTCTTTTAAGTCAATTTCCCTATATTGTTCTTTTGTCGGGAAAATTTTTGATAAAACAATCATAATAATCGGTTTTAGGCTTATTGATTTAGTAAAAAGGCAAAGTGCTTTTCAATTGTTTCTTTCCTTACTCCAGGGTGTCCACTATTACCGGCCCCCTTTCATATTCGTTTTGTCTTATTACGGCACTTATCAATTTCACAAGTAATAATTAGAGTTTTAATGACCAAATAAAGCTATTTATTCGCTAATTTATCGAACATTTCCTGTGTTGTCGTATAATAATTAGAGTATTCATCAGCCTTTGGTTTAGCTAATTGAATTGATTTACCTTTTGAATCAACAAAAACAGTTTTTACAATTTTATCTAGGGAAGAAGTTTTACAAAGCATCATTAAAAATTCTCTTAATGCTGTTTTATGCGGTGAACCTTTACGGTTTAGTAATATCCATTTTATTTTTTGAGGATTGTCACATTGTTCATCGCAAAACCAATACTTCCAACTTTTTAAATCAATGCTGATATATTTTTGTTGTTCCAAACTTTTATGAAGTAATTCTAATTGATTATTATCATATTCAATTAGAAATTCAGGCTTTGCACAAACAGATTCTTTATCTATACTAATCAACCATACATAATAAAGATATCTAGCCATACCTTCTATTGCTTCTTCAATAGCTACATAAGATAGTTTTTCAAAATATTTATACGGTAAATCTGTTGTTTCATATTTTTTTTGAATTTGCTCTTTAATTATTTCTTGAAATTTATAAGCGTTATTGACATACGTAAAATCACCATTGATAGCCAGATCCCATCCTTCTTTAAAAAACGGATATAGATTAATAGTGTCATCATAAGTTACAATAAATCCATTTCCATCTCTAAAGTTTTCTTGATCACGTATTTTTTCATTCTTTAAAATAGCTTTATTCGGAGCTATTTCTTCTATATGTTCAAAACTTTTAATATATTGATTATAGAGATTCATAACTTCATCCTTGACATCAATTTCTACAAATTGATGTTTCATTGGGAATGTTTCAGTAAAATCTATCATAATGAGAGAATTAAAGTTGTCAAGGTAATAATGAAAAAAACAACAATAGGCATACACCCGGTAGTTGTTCTATTGTAAACTCGATTATAAGCCGCCTTTTTAGGGTTTGTAATCCACCCGTAACCTTTTGGAGCTTTAAACCCTAAATTGTGATTTACAAAACGTTTTACACTAGTACTTGCTGCAATCCTCTTATTTAAAGAAGGTATCTTTATCCCAAATTCCATATATTTACATTTTGATTAGTGCCTAATTACAACTATTGAAAATCAAACTTCTTCATTTCTTTCTCCTTGAGTTGATCTACAATTTTGATGTAGGGCTTCATTGCTTTATAGTCTGAGTGACCAGTCCACCGCATAACCACCTCTGCAGGGATTCCTAAAAATAGAGCGTTTACAATGAATGTACGACGTCCACAGTGGGTTGTTAGTAGATCATATTTCGGATAAACTTCTTCTATTCGTTCATTTCCCTTAAAATACACAATCCTTTGCGGTTCATCAATACCGACAATTTCGCCCATGTCTTTCAGGTGTACATTCATCTTTACATTGCTAATAACTGGCAATGCCTTGTCATTTGGAAAATGAACATCTTTATACTTGTCAAGAATTGCTTTGCTATATTTATTTAGTTCGATTTTAAGCCCGTCAGTTGTCTTTTGCGTAACAATTGAAATAAACGTATCTCTAATGTCTGAACGGCTTAATTTGGATACGTCTGAGTACCTTAAAGAGCTGAACGAGCAAAAGCAAAACACATCCCTAATTCTTGTAAGTGCTTTTTGGTTTTCTACTTCCAAATCAACCATTTTAATAATTCCATTTTCGTCTGTAACCGGTTTTCCGTTTTTGTCCTTCAACTTTCTCTTGGCAGTTGAAAAATCAAAATTGTAAAGTGTCATTAATTCATCCCATGTCAAGTGGATAACTTCTTTTTGATTTCCGTCAGTTCCCTTAAACTTAGGTTTCCATGTTAGGTGTAAGGTTCCGGCATAATATCCTTTTCCAAATGCCCAACGCAAGTACCACTTTACGAATGCGACATCTTTTGCAATAGTAGTGTTTCTTAATCCTTCTATTTGTAGATGATTAATGAAAAGCTGCATATCATTTTCAGATAATGTTTTCAGATCTAATTTTGGATTGAATGAAAACAAGTGCTTTCGAATAGTTGAAAATTTCGTGAACGTAGCAGGTGTCCATGCATTTTGCCATCCCATTGTCCTGGTAAATTCATCGAATACGCTAAAGAAAGTATGAATTTGTTCAGACTCGACTTCATTTAATTTTCCATTGGCTTCATTAAATGCATCTCTAAACTCAATTTCCGACGGCAAATAGTTCATAACTTCAAATGATTTAAAAACTTCATCTGCTAATGATTCTAGACGCTGAATTTCTTTGTTTATTTCGCTTGCCGCAACTCTATTTTTTGAGTGTGTTGATCCATTCTTGCACCGCTGAAACTCCTTTGACCATTTAGCAATGTCCACTCTGAAGCCAACATTAAATGCCACAATTTTCTTTTCAAATCTGACTCGAAACCGCAACTTAGCATCTGGCTTGTATCCAGTTTCTATTGATCCCTCTTTATCTGGGAAGAAAAGATAATTTCTTTTAATTTGCATAATAATAAGTTTAGTCCCTACTTTACAAAAGTAGGGACTAAATTCAACATAAACAAATAAATACAGATGTATTTTAATAGAGTGTATATTGATTAAATATCAGACATTTATAGCATTATATACATATAACAAATAATGATATATGTAAAATATAAGAGCCTTCCTCTCCGCTGAAAAAAGTCAATATAAAAAGCCCTACAAAGAAAGTTTGTAGGGCTTTTTATATTGACCTTAAATAGGTTGGTCACTGTAAACAGAAAAAAACTGCAATTAATGTGGCTAAATAAGTTTTATAAAAAATCTGTTAAATAAAAACAATATGCAGATTGCCCCAAAAGTGCTGGATAATATAATAACAAACCAGTCGAATTTAGTGTTGAATCCAAATTCTAGACTAATCAAATTGCCTACAATAATGCCTACAATTCCCACCACAACATTCCCTAAATTACCTAATAAACTGCTTTTATAAATGAGTTTAATTAAATAAGCAGCAATAGTGACAACAACGAGTGTAATAAAAATTTTCATTTGAAGATAAATCATAGTTATCAAAAATATTACACATCTTTCATATTAAAAACTATATGACGCCGCAATTAATTAAAACATTAATTATTAGGTCATTATCATCATGTTTAGTTAGAGCAAATCTCAAGTTTAAAATAGATCTACAATCAAATTTATAGTGCTTAAGACTAAACGAAGTAAGCAAAATTCACTTTAATTCAAGGGCATGTTAAAATTTAGATCAATAATCATCACTGGTTCAACCGGTCTCAGCAACCATTTTTTCATACAAAGCTTTAGTCGATTTAAGTTCAAGTTTTCTTATGATACGGTATATCACACACCGTATGTTCATCGGAGTTCTAT